CCGTCCACCGTCTGCCTCATGGTAGAGATCTTGCCGGTATTGTCGGCTACGGTTGTTTTGATGCCGTTAACACTTGTCTTGATATCAGTTACGGTTTTGCTCGTTTCCGTCAGCTTGTCGCTGACCGACGCATAATCTTTCTGTGCCTGTTTCCAGTCAGCATCGGCACTCGCCTTGTTGGCGTCGATTGCCTTACGTATATCGGCTACGTCAGCGTCCACACTCGTTTTGTTGTCGGCTACTTCTTTAGCTAAAGCGGTGTAACTGTCGTTTGCCTGCTTAGCTTGCTTGAGTGCCTCGTCGGTCTGCGCCTTGGCTCCGTTTGCGGTGCCGGTGGCCTTGATCGCCTCGTCATATGCGGTTTGTGCGTCTGTTTTGGCTTGTGCCATGTCAGCTTTCGCTTGATCAAGCTCGGTTCTGACGTCAGCCGTATCTCTGGTGTTGATGATAAGCACCCATGCTTTCCCGTCCCATTGATACATTGACGTGTACTTGCCATCGGTTTTGTACCACAAATCACCTACCTTTTTGGCTATCGGTTCGGTTTCATCGTCCGTCCGGAAGATGTTGTGCGTTCCGTCGGCGGCGATTTGTGCAGTCATGCTCGCTTGATTGACTTTTGTTTTGATTGCCGATGTTTCAGCACTCACGCTTGCGACCGTTTCGCCGATGGTCATATTCAAATCGCCAAGTTCAATCGAATCGTAACTGTCTGTTAAAACATTCCATACCGTTCGAGTAACCTTGATCGTGCTGTTTATTCCAAGCTTCTCGAAACGAACGGGGACTTTGTCGCAAAGGCTCAGTTTCTCGAATTTTGCGAGTTCGTCATCGGTTTTTGACAAGTCAGCAAACGTGATTGTTGTTGAAATTTTCGGGACTCCGATGTCATTAGTTGTCATGAAGTGCAAAGCTTTGCCTTTAAGGTATTTTTTGATTGTAGCTAAGTCAGCGTATGTCACTCCCTCTTCTGCGTTTTCGCTCGGCTTTGCCCCAATGCGATAATTTTGGAAATCAGAAGTGAAGTCATGCGTTTTGATTTTGCGGTTAGGATAATGGCTGACATACTTGCTATCAACCAAATACCCGTCAATCGTCACCAATTTTTGAATCATGCCCCCTGCGGCAGTGACCAAAGCATACGGGTAGAGGGTCGTATACGTTTCCGCAATGTTTTGCTCTTGTTCAAACGTAAGGAGATTTCTCCCGTAACTCAAAAGAGTATTTGCAGTTGTTCCACGTTGCTTTTTCAAAGAAATGTGCAAATTGTCAAATTTGTATTCACCTTTCCAACAATAGAGAATCGACCCTTCTACACCACCTAACGCTTGCCTTGCGTTGGCAACGTTTTGAATGGTTAATAGCGTGCTTGACGTGTTTGTTACATCGGAGTCAACCGTGATTCCGCTTGTGTCTCCGCCGATGAGAGAGTCTTTCCATTGATCAAGTGCTTGTTGCGCTGTCCCCGTCAAACTAAGTTCAGGCGGAATAGACAAATCATTCGTGATATAGCTGATATGTTCAGCGTAAACGGAAAGGCTGATTTCGCCAGTCTCCGTCATGATTGGAGTGACAGTTTTGATGACGAACAATTGTCCCTTCAAATCATAAGCATTATCAGCTTTGATTATTCTGTTGTTCGCTATCTTGTCAGCTTGCGCTCCGTCAATCGGATAGGTCATCGAAAGTGTGTATGCTCCGTTTCGTTCTTCCGTCACTGTACATTTTTCAGCGTCGGATAAAGGACCAAGACCTTTGCTCCAAAATTCTTTTTCGTCGCTTTCGTAAAGTATTGGTGTCATATCATAACCCCCCATCTAGGAATAATTTTCACGGTAAAGTCTGAATTATCCCATGTTATTTTTGTGTTTCCAGGCGGCAACGTCAGAAAATCTCCGCTCATTCGATTGAAAAGAGGCTCTGTATGGGCGAGGTTTGTGCAAGATTGTCTTTCACTGTCTAACACTGCCCCGTTACCTATCCCTGTCATTTTGAACGTGTTAAGCGTTACGGTGCCGCTTCCGCTTAAAGCAATACGTGGTAAAGCCGTAACCGTTCCTGGATTGTTCAATGTTTGCCCGTTGGTTACATTAATTTCTTTTAAACCTTCGTCATAAAACTTATACGGATAAAACAGTGCGTTCAGTTCCCCGCTTAAATCACTTGTTTCACGCTTGAAAGAAAGTTCACCAGTCATCGCCACTAAATAGGTAAAGTCAGGATCACTTGCTAACTTGAAATTGTGATACACGTTAACGCTCTGCCTGAGCCAGTTAGTAATTTGGGTAATAGCCTTCGTTTGTTCAGCAGGCGGTTTGTTCACGTAAAAAGGAATTGTCTGCAAAATGCTCGAAGGTTTGGAGTCGTTCAAGAGAACCGTTCCCGCTCGCCCTGGAATGGTGGCTGTTGACACATTGGGAACTGCGGTTGCGACCGTATATGAGCTATCGATGAAAATTCCTAAATCAGTTGAATTTTTGCCGTTGAACGTAAAACCGTTATACATTCAAACACCCCCTCGTTTGTCTTGTTGTTAGCGTATTCATGTCTTGCATGGCTCTTCTCAAGTCAACTTTACCGTTTGTCGACCGCAATGCTGCTACTTGGCTTTGTGGCAATTGCACATTCAGCGTTCCGTTCATGATTGCGCTCAGGATTGTCACGATTGCATCAAGGCGATTGTTTGTTTCGCTATTATCAACCGATACGCTTGTTTGCCCCGACACATTGTCAATTGCTCGCAAGTAGTTGAGTGAAGTATCGAATGTAGGCTTTTTGACGGTACCTTCCGCAAATTGCGGAAGACCAGGGAATTTCTTTGCGGTTTCACTCGCTTTGAGAACCTTCGTCCCCTTCGGTGCTTCAAACGAAACGTTCCGCCCTTGCGGAATGAATGAGAACCCGCCTGGGAATTGGACTAATTCACGGAACACGGGACCTTGCTGATCGTTAACCATCATAGGTCCGCCTTCAAAGTTTCTTGTACCAAAACGCTTGTGTCTTCTTTTTTTAGTTATGAAAATTTTTTCAAAAATCGAAGTGAATGTCACTTTTTTGGGATTTCGCTGAGCATTCCAAGAATTAACGCTCCTGATTGCACTGTGCGCATTGGCAGAAACATTATCTTTTGCGTGAAGGGTTTTACCGTAAGCACCCTTCCTGTTCCATGCGTCAATGCCTCCTCTAGCCCGACTGCTTGCGTTCGTGGCGCTTGAGGAATTACCATTGAAATACTTAGTATTAACACCTTTCCAATTGTGAGCGTCAACCGCTCTCCTGGATTGACCGCTTGCGTTTAAAATGTTTGAAGGATTGCCGTTGAAAAATTTTGTGCTGACACCTTTTCGGTTATGAGACTCAATTGCTTGTTTCCCTTGCTTCACCGCTTGTTCAATGCTTGCTGCGTTACCAGTGAGGTTCTTCCTGTTGATATTCTTTTTGTTGTAATTGTCAACATTCACACCGGCCTTTTTAAGGATTTTGCTTGCATCTTTGTCTCTTACCAAGATGTCTTTTTCTTTGGTCGGGAGGTAGTTCCAGAGCTTGTAGTCAGCAACAACCTTCGCAAGATCCGTGGAGCCTTTGCAAGAAACAAGAGCTTGCTTCGCTTTCATTGGAAGACTGTTCCACTTGCCGTTGTCGGTCAAGGCTTTCGCTACATCTTCCGCTCCCTTGTACGTTATCCACGCTTCTTTTTGTTTCCAGGTCATTGCATCCCATTTTCCACTCTGAACAAGCGCTTCTGCCACTACACCTTTTGCATTCGTTGACAATTCGCCTTTCTTTTCAAGGAATTTGATTTTATTCCACGTTTCTTTTGATTTTATGGCTTTTGTCACTTCCTCAACGGCGTTACTCTTTAGTTTCAGCGTTTTGGGATTGATTACAAGATTGTTCCATTCGCTTGCAAACTTCTTTGTTTGCTTGCTCATGCTTTGGGTGGTATCGATCGATACAGCGTTCAGTTTTTTGCTTTTGGATTCATAATTGTTATACACTTTTTCGATTTGTCCCCAGCTCATCTTAGTGTTAGCAAGCATGTCCTGCATGATTTGTTTTTTGCTATATCCCTTTTGTTTTTCGGCGTTGATAAAAGCGATGCCGTAAGCGTTCATTTTGCTGTTGTGGTCCTTTTGAAGTGCTTCAAGAGCAGCATTAGCTTCAGCTTGAGTAAGCTTTTTGTTCTTTAAGTCTTGCTTGATTTTCGCCTGTTGCTTTGCATAAACTTGCCTTTCTTTTTCAAGTGAATCTGCAGTAGTCTGTACTACTCTGGATAATTCTTTTGAAGTTAATTCGTTTGCTTGCGATAATTCAGCCTTTAAAATCAGCGCTTTTTTACTTTTTGAAACATTGAGCAATTTAACTTGTTCTTCAGTCATTTTTTGTTGAAGAGCGGCAATTTGAACACGCTCGTCATCGGTAATTTTGACATGCTTTTCTTTTGCTCTTTGAACAATTTCCTGGATCTGTTTGTTGTACGATTGTACTTTGGCAACGTGCTTGTTCATTGCTTTGTTTTCTTTACCAGCCTCTTCTAAGACCGCTTCCGAAACCTTTGAATTTCCAAAACTCTTTGCCCATTCTTCGACGGCTTTTTGATGTTTTTTAGCAGATTGTTCAACCGTTTTCGTCATGCCGTTAAAGGCGCTTTGAATGTCCTTGTCGTTCTTACCGGCACTTGATGCGGTGTCATTGAGTGCTAGTGTCGCGGTTGTGTTCCACTTCTTAAAAGAAGTAGCCGATTTGTCAGTTGATTTATCAACACTCGTCCCCCATCTTTTTGTGCGGTCTGCTGATTCAATCGCTTTTTTGCCCCAAAGCTCATAAGCTAGCGTTCCGCCCCCGACGGCCACGACTGCGGCTAATACTGCCGGGTTGAGAAGCGATGTCGCTGCGGTCAAGCCTGATACACCACCAGTTGCGGTTGTCAAAGCGCCTTCCGTTGCGCCTACTGTTGCGCCCATTTTACCGATGTTCGCTCCTGTTCCAAGCGCCTTTGCGCCTACCTTGGCTAGAATACCGCTCGCTCCTTCACCGGCTACGCTGATTTCTTGAAACGCCTTCCGCGCGGCGTGCCATTGAGATATTTTAGAAAACAGGTTGACCGAACCCGTTGCGACTTTACCCATGACACCAAGTACAGAGCCTAATGCGATTGAGAGTGGTCCAAGTGCTGCGGCGGTAAGTGCAATGTCGACAACAGCTTGTTTTTGACCGTCAGAAAGTTTGTTAAATGCCTCAAGAACATTTTCGGCGCCTTTAATGAATTTCGTCACGTAAGGCAACAAAATTCTTGCCGCATCCATACCAGCATTCGTTATCTGTTGTCTGAAGATTTTGATTTGATTCTGTGCAGACTTCAAGTTGTTTCTGCTCAACTTACCGATATAATCTTGTGAAGTAGAGCTTTGAACTTCTGCTGACAATTTCCTTAGTTGAGAAGTGTTTTCGGCTAAGATCGTACCAGCTTGCCTACCTGTAGTACCGAATAACGATTGGAACACTTGCCCTCTCTCAAGTGTTGACATATTTTTAGTGTGTTTATTAACTACATCAAGAATGCTTGCCAAATCTTTCAGCTTGCCGTTAGAACCGACAATTTCTTCTTTTTTAACGCCCAGTTTGGCAAGAACCGAATTTTTGGAATCAATTTTAGAAGCGGCTTGATTAAGGCTGATGATTGTTTTACGCAATCCAGTACCGGCTTTGTCAGCTTCCAAACCGTTGTTGGAAAGAATGCCGATTGCCGCTGCGGTTTCAGATAATTTGAAACCTGCTTGATGAGCAGAAGCACCAACGTAACTCATGGCTATACCGGTATCTTGGAATGTGGTAGCCGTAAGGTCAGAAGCGTAAGCTAATTGGTTAAGCACCTTGTTTGTAGCGTTAACCATTCCTTTTGTGGAGCTGGTTCTCATACCGAAGGATTCAATTGTCTGACTGGCAACTTTTACGACGTCGGAGAATGAATCGCCCGTGGCAATCGACGCTTTAAGTTCATTGTTCATAGAACCTAGGGCTTGTTTGCTTGTGTACCCTCGTTTGATTAAGTCTTGATATCCGTTGGCGATCTTTTGTTGGCTGATACCATACTTGTTCGAGTACACTTCAGCGTTTTCTGCCATCTTCTTGACGTTTTCTGACGTCTCCCGCGCGCCTTCACCGGCGGCTCTGATAAGGTTCTTGTTTTCGTTCATCGTGTTGTCGAAAGCTACGACCTTTTTGGCAGCGTAAGCAAATCCGGCCGCAATCGGCACAGTAACACCTTGTGTCATCGTACTACCGACACTGCGAAGAGAAGAGCCAACTGAAATGCTTGCTTTGCCGACCTTGTTTATCATGCCAGATACTCCCATGGTTTCGGCTCGCATTTTAGCCATTCCTTTTGCGTTTTCAACGTATGCCGTTTTCAAATCATACATTCTCGAAGTAAGGTTGTTGATTTGCGTTGCGTACTTGCCTGTGGCCAACGACCATTCGCCTTGCTTGGTTATGGAGTTGTTGAATTGCCTTTGCAGCACTCTCATTTGGTTTTCCTGCGCTTGGAGTTCCCTTATGAGTCCCTGTTGCTTGACCCTGAAAGCTTCTTCCTTCATAGCGGCACTATTAAAAGCACTGCCATAAAAAGCTATCTGCGATGCATTCGCCCGCATTTCAGACTTGACTTGTCTTAAAGCCGCTGTAGTGTTCCGAATGCTTGTCATGAATTTCTGATTTTTTAAATCCATTTCAACGGCAACTTGTCCTAAAACTCTTTCCGCCATACTCATTCTCCTTTCTCTATAAATTCAAATAAACTGATTTGCTTTTTAGGTTTTTTCCGCTCACTTGACGTGATTTTCAGCATGCCTTCAAAATCACTGTCTAATACATCGTTCAAGGAAATATTGAGGTTGAGAACTATCGATCTCACGTAATCCCAAATTTTCTCTTTTAGTTCTTCGTTCGTAAGCGGTTTTGCGCTTTTTTTGCGCCTTCATCTTCTCCACCAAAAAGTTGCGAATAAAAGTCTTGCAAAAACTTCTGAAGCTTATCAGCGGTTACCCCGTCTAAAATGTCATCAGCGGTTACATCATCAAAAATACTTGCTACAAAAGCAATTTCAGCGTTGATACGTTCTGAAGCGGTATCGTAATCCGCTCCGTCAACATCTAAACCTTCAAGCAGTTTTCTTGTAGATACCCAACGAGCAGTATGCGTGACAACTTTTTTCTTATCTCCGTCATAAAGTTTAATTTTAATCATATTTTTATCTCCTCAAAAAAAGCAGAGTGGAATAATCCACTCCACTTCCTGTTCTTTATCTTAGCGTTGTTCTCCTGTGTGACCGGGGTCTTGCGACGATGCTACTACAGACGCAAGCAGAACATTATCCTTAATTTCTTTGATTGCTTCCGTATCCTTGCCAGCATATTTAGCCATGTACATGCCTTGGTAATCACCGGTCGTTGGATTTGCTGCCGCCGTGAACGTCAACTTATCGTTCTCAGGTTCAAAGTCAGAACCGACTTCTTCAGTCTTGAGTGAAAGTGCGTCAAGCGAGAACACGCCATAGAACATGCCGACAAATGCGCTGTCGCCTTCAGCATTGTTCGATTCCATCAAAACCGCACAATACGGAGCTTCTGTTGATTCGCCAGTGTATTGAACACCTTTTTCTGATTGCGTGCGACCAAGGATTCTTGTTTCAGCCGCTACCGGAAGATCGAGTACTTCAAACTCCACTTTCGGCTCGCCAACGCCTTTGCGCGAGATGTAGTAGCCTGTGTTGGAAGCAGAAACAGTCTTGGCTTCCTTTGCAATCCCTGAAAGTTCAGCGGAAACCATACCACCATTTTCTGCCTTGCCTTCAATTACGATTACGTCCCCGTCTTTTTCGAGCGGGAATTTACCTTTCTTAAAAGGCTGAATGGTCAAGCGTTTAAAACCGATATTGATAGCCATTTATATCACCTCATATAGTTTTGTTTTCATTTTGTAGCGATAAGCAAGAACGTAATGTTTATTGTCCAAATAATCATCGAGCTCTTGCCCGTTCAATCGATAATATCCTAATTCCTTCAAGGTTTCTTCAATAATTGCTTGCGTCTTTTTACAAGTCATTCTGTCGGTCGATTGTACATCGATCTGAAAAGCAACACTAGTCTGTAAAGACTTATTGCTTGCCGACAAAGCGGATTGTTCCGCTTCGTAAGGCCTAATTAAAATCAACGTATCGGGAATACCGTCGGGAGTACGGTAATAATAAATTTTTGTTGTTGGAAGCCTTGCATGGAGTTTCGTACCGACTTCCCCAATCCAATCACGCATGCAATCACCCCAGTGTTTCTTTTAAAACTCTGAATTGCATTTCTGCAGCTTCTTTAAGTGAGCCTTCGACCGCTTTTCTGATTGCGCCCACGCCACGAGGGTTAATGTGTTTTCCGTTTCGCATATATCCCCATTCGTTCAAGTGAACCAGGCGCCAGCGTTGATAAGTACCTTTGCCGTCCCAACCGATTTTTGCGGTCATTTGCCCCGCTCTGCGCCGGGGTTTTTCAGCGATAAGTTCACGAACAGTAGCACCGGTCCGCTTATATCCAACGATGTTGTGCTTGATATGGTCTTTCACGTATCGACCAGAAAGTTCCATTGCTTTGCGCTCAGCCCTGGTTACTTTCTTCTGTGAATACTGCGATTCAAGGGCTTTGATTACTTCGTCAACTCCCTGGATTGAAACGGAAACACATTGGCCGGAATAAATATCTTTGCTCATCCAACCGCCCCCAATACCACTTTGATATACTTATTTTCTTCTAGATCAGGAACTACTTCCAACACGTTCCATTCGGTGTTTTTGAACCGATAATCCTCGATTTTGACAGTCATTGACACGTCGGGGACAAACTCGCCTCTTGTATCGGGAATAACAATCGTCATGCCCTCCGTTACGGAATGAGCATTCATGATTGTATAATCTTTGACAGACGGGGAATAGCATAGTGCTAAGCACTTGAAACTCTCCGTTTTGCTTTCAGAGTTAGGTTCGGGCGAAAAGCCATCATCGGCAAGACTGTAAAAAACCACTGGTGTTCTGTAGTCGCCGACTTTATGCTTGCTTTTGCTCATCATCATCACCCTCGTCTTTCAAGTTCGATACGGCAAGTGTCAGCAAGTCCGTTTGGAATCGGCTCACAAACTTATCAAGTTCGCCTTCGTAAGCGTACCTGACACGGTTCACCACAAGCTCATCGTACAATTCGCCTGTATCAACCCCTGTTTGTTGAGTGATAGCCTGTTGAGACTGCGTGAGTAATCGAGTCAAATAATTATCTTCAACAGAATGGAAAATGTGTAAGTGCTCCTTAACATCTTCCAATTTCACTGTCATAAGCGGTCACTACTTTTGTGATACCGAAGCGCTTGCTTTGGAAGTATCAACCGTATAAACAAGTGCGGCAGTGTTGTCTTTTGCCTTGCCGTATGCGAAACGCTTTGCGGTGTACAAACGACCGTCTTCAATTGCGAGTGCTTGATCATACTCTTTGATTGTGACGTTGCCGGCAACGTAAGCGTCATATCGTTCGGGAACAAAGGCAATCAGCTTGCCAGTAGGAACATATTCCGATTCAACGATTTTAATGCCGTATGGCAAAGCATAAACCCATTGACCATTGACGTTTTGAACAGTCATAGCGGCTTCAATGTCAAGCGACGTGCCGGGTTCTACTAAAAGAACCGCCTTGCCCCTTGCAACAAAAGACTTGCCGTTTTCCTTCTTGGAAAGAGCCTTGATAACTCCTGCAAGTTCCTTGGCCGAAGTTGCAGCATCAGCAAATGTCAGCTTGCCAGTTGCCGTTTTATCAGGGTATGCTCCAGCCGTAACAGAAACGCCGGTGTGAACATCACGAGTAAGACCAATCGGCTTATCGTTGCCATCACCTGTGATAAAGGCTGATTCCAAAGCATTTGCAAAAGCCTCTTGGATTTGTGTTGAAACGTATGTCTTAATCCAGGCAGCACCATATTCAAGCAAATCATTTGGGATAGCTACAAAAGCAGTGAGCTTGGATTGAGTTGCGTCCGTTTCATCGAACGTTGCCGTAAGTTGTCCTTTGATGTCGCCGTATACCTTGCCCCAAACGGCAGTGCCTTGAGCGTCAGACTTGAGAAACTTCAAACGCAAGCCAGCATTCTTCAAACCGATGATTTGCAAGAATGGGTGTTCCTTTACCATATCTTCAAAGATTTCGTCTACTGTCGTTTCAGGGAGAACAACTTCTTGCTTTGTACCGTGCGACAAATCGCCGTTAGCAATTGCGTTGAAGAATTCACGTTCTTCATTGGTCATACCATCGTTGATTGGTGCTGCTTCGACCAACTTCATCTTGTTGTCGATGTAGTCGGTAAGGTCAGAACCCAATGCATCCATCATTTCTTCATATGCTTTTGCAGATTCTTCTTCTGTCGCCTTGCCGTTTTTGACTACATTTGAAAATTCACTGCGTTTTGCAACGAAATTCGTTAATTTATTAACATTGAACATATTACAATCCTCCGTATTTTTTGAAATAATTTTCATTGTTTTTACCATCAGAAGTCTTAGAACCGTTCAAAAGGCCTTTCAACTTTTCAATCTTGGAGTGTGAAAAAACAGGTACCACGCTTGCTACAAGTTCGACATCATCTGAACCGATGACGCCATCGGCAAAGCCCAGCTCAAGAGCCTTGTCAGCGTCAAGCCACGTTTCTTTGTTCATCAAGTCCAAAACTTCTTCCTTTGCCATTCCAGTGCGCTTCACGTAAGCGTTGGCAAGGGAGCTGTCAAATAGGCTCAACGTGTCAGCCATTTTCGACATGTCCCCCTTATTCCCCGATTGAGTTGTGGAAACGTTATGGATCATAATTTGACCAACTGGTGAAATGTTGATTTGGTCAGCTGCCATAATGAAAAGAGAAGCCGCTGAGCACGCTTGGCCAACAATATTCACAACAATGTTTTGCGGTGCTTGCAGAAGCTTGGTGTAAATTTCTTGTCCTGCCGACACAGCTCCGCCTGGAGAATTGACGTTAAGAACAATCTCTTCATCTGATTCAAGCGCTTGTGTTAAATCGTTTGGTGAAATTGACGGAATTTCCAGGAAGTCGTAAAACCATTTGTCTTCATCAGTCACAACCGAACCATTAAGGTTCAAAACTGTCATATAATCACCCCCTTTCGTAATTCTTAGTAATGTAGAATTCATCAAGCTCAGAGCCGCCTTTTTCGAGCCCTAAGCGTTCTCTGATTTCATTGCGTGTCACTGTTCCGGAAGAAACCAACTTGTCGATTGTGTCGGCAAGTCTGAACATATCAGGAGCGTTTCTCCCGACTATTTCTATCCGCTCTCCCTTACGGTAAGCATAAGAAGAAACTAATTTTGCGTTTAGTTCATCGCTTATAAGCCCGTAAAAATATGACAGTGTCCCGTTGTCGAAGAACGATTCCGTATTGGAAACATCAGAAGTAGTTTCTGTAAGCAGCACTTCTGGAATACCTAAAATGTCAGCAACCGTCTTGATTGCATCTTTCCGCAAGTCGGAAATATCAGTGAAAGACTGGTTCTTCGTTGTGTTGCTTGAGTTTGTCAGTTCGTTGTATTCCATACCTCTAAGGACGGGGACGATTGCCACATCCTTTTTTGAAAAGGCTTGGAAAATCTTATCGATGTACTTCTGCAATGCGTTCCTTTGACCGTCTTTCATGTTGTCCATTGCATCCATTGACAGAGTGCTTCTGATTTGGTGATTCCTCATATTCGCTGAAATCATCCGTCCTAGCATTGCGCCATAGTCTTGAAAAAGGCTGTCAGTGTAAGCAGACAAGCGAGGATTCTGATAGTTCAGATAGATTACGTCAGACATGGCAAAATCTCTTTGGAATGTGTACCCGTTTACTGATACTCCCTTGAATTTGTCTTCGTATACTGCGTACCGGTCGTTGTGAACGAAGCTATCTGCAACAAGCATGTCACCCGTGTCAGTCGAAACGATCAAGCACTCGCCTTCATAAAGAAGTTCATGCATTGCTTTTTCCCAAAACTGCGTCTTTGTCTGATTTTGGTTTGGTTGAGCGTTCAGCTTGTACCACACTTCGTCTTGAAGAAACTTTCCGTTCTTCTTGTGCTTAAAGGTCGCTTGTGCAAGGCGTCTTGCGATGAAGTTGACTCCGGCATCAAGAGCCACTCTCTTCAAATACGCTCTTTGCCCCGCATCGTCATCAGCGATAAAATCGAAGTCGGGATAGCCGCCTTTCGCCTTTTTGAAACTAAACATTCATCTGTTCACCACCTTTTTAAAAATCGAGTGACATGATGTCATTCAGTTCTTTTTCCACATCGATGTCTTGTAATTCGTCAGCACGGTACATCGTGTACAGAAAAGCCATGAATCCGTCAGTCTTGCGTCTGAATTGCTCTTTCTTTTCGTAAGACTTGTTGCCAGTCTTATCGATTTTTACCTCAACGTTGTTTGTGTACCATCTCATCATTGGGTCATCGCCCCAAACAAAACGATGATTTGCGAATCCGTCTTCGATACGTGGCGCAAGCAAGGCTGAAATGGCTCTAGGGTTTCTGATGACTTCAACTTCAAAGCCGGCATCTTCAAAGCACTTTCTCAACAGCTCGGCTCTGAAATTATCCATGATTACTTTCTTGATCATGTATTTCTCTCTCATCTTCACGAACCACTCGACTACGATTTGCGGCTGAATGGTACTGGCATTCACCACCGTTACAAGCCCTTGTTCTTCCCAGTCAGCAATCGGAGCAACGACTTTCTTCATCTGCAAGTCAGCCTTTCTGCCGTATCCGTAAATCTTTTCCACAAATTTCTTTCTTGCGAAACTGTGGTGAACGTAACAGTATTTGCCATCTTTCAGAAAAGACAAACCGCAAGCGGTAAAATCTCGTATCGAGGCGAAATCGACCGCTCCTATGCACTCTCTGCCTTCCAAATCAGGCAACGGAACGTTGGTCGCTTTGATTTCGTCATAAGGCGCTACCGAACGTTCAAGGTTTTCAGCCGGCATATTCATTCGTTTAGTCATGAATTCATCGGTCATAGAGGGTTCAAAGACTAACTTCCTGAAGTCTTTCTTGATTCTGCTGAAAAGCTGATGTCCGTAATCTGACATAGGCTCACACAACATCGGATTAGCCATCTGCCAGTTTTTTGGATCATTGACATCTTCACGCTTGTTCAATTTACAGATGAACGGGAACATGGTATCGGCCGGAACTTCACCATTGAGAACGTGATTGGCTATTTCTTTTTGTTTATCAAGATAGCCATCCCTCACATAACCGTCAGAACCGATTTTTATTTCCCGTGAGTCCGGAACCTTGCCTAAACCTGATTCGTGAACCTTGACGTTTTCATTCGACGTGTACTGATGTATTTCATCGAAAATAACCATTCCGTCTCGCAAACCGTCTTTTGTGTTCCCATTAGAGGTTCTGTACGCAAATGCTGAACCGTTTGTTTTGCTCGATATTTCAGCGATGTTATTTTTGAATACCTTTTTCAGCACGTCAGAACGTTCAATTGCGTCGTATACTTCCTTCACTGAAGTTTTGGCTTGGTCTTCACTGTTAGCAATCACGGAAACGTTGTAATTCGGTATCCCGTTAAGGTCAGACAGTAAAAAATTTGTTATCCCCGATATGAGCCCGTTTTTACCGGCGCCTCTTCCCATGAGGATTAAATAGTCCGAATAAAACAATTCATTAGAGCCTTCGCAACGTAAGAACATGAATGCAATGATGAATTTTTGAAAAGGTTGTAACGGGAAATACCACTTTTCAATGAACTTGATGCAATTCGTGATACGTCTTTCATCAAAGTAGACATCTCTCTGCAAGACATCTTCTTCAAGCAGCTTAATCAGTTTCTTGCGTTCATCATTGAGCAGTATTTTTCCGCTTTTGTAATCATCGATATATTCATCAACGTATTGATTGTGAATCATACAAGATCACTCACTTTGCACCGCTTAGCGTTCTCCAGTGCTTTTGCCCCAGGAGGAGGAGCAGACAATCCCATATCTTTCGACAGATTGATTAGTTGCCCGTTGATTTTTACCATTTCGCCCAGACCAGGGTTTGAACGAACTCCGCCAGTTTGCGTTGGGACTAACAACGTGTCTCCGACTGCTTCGTTCATTTCGTAATAGCGTTGCGTTAACGAGATATACCGTTCAATCTTTTCAGCAATAATAGGGTTATCTGCATCGACTTCCTGTTCTAACTGCTTTCGGATTTTCGATAATTGAAAACTAATAGCCATTATTAGTTGCTCCTTTCTCCCTCGACCTAATAGGTCACGTATTTTTTAGGGCTTTTTTTAGGAAGATGACCCCCCTCCACCGGTCCCCGCTTTTCATCTAAACGTCTACTTTTTTAAGGCGGGGGGGTTAGTCCCAACGCTCATCTGGCCAGCGTTTCGGCTGCTGCTGTATCTTGTCAAAACGCCCATGCTTCACGTTGTGATGATGCGGGCATAAGCACTGAAGATTGCTTAACTTGAGCGCTAATTCTGGGCGCTCGTCCAGCGGTTGGATATGATCAACCTGTAACATATGGCTATCGCTGACTAGCCCTCGGCGTTTACACTCGACGCACTCAAAGTGATCACGCTTCAGCGCTAAGCGTCGCAGCGCTTTCCATTCAGGTGTTTTATAAAAAGGGTTTACCTGCTTCAAACAAATCACTTCCTATATACACAACTATAAACAATATATAAGTTAACGCTTATCGTTTTTATAACGAAAAAAAGACAGAAGATTTTTTCAAAAAACTGTTGACAACATCTAAGTCTTGACTTATACTTAAACCATAAAGAACGAAGGGAAGTAATCAGAATGGACTTGATAAGTCTTAAATGGTTCATAATTGAAAAGGTAGTTAATTTCGGCTACCTTCTCAAATTCATATTTGATTGCGTGGCAGCGTGGATCGAGTATCTGAATTATTGCCTACTACGCACCACGCAAGGCCGGCTGATCATGCTAGCTGCTATAATCATCGCCCTACTCGTCATCGACCGAGACGATGAAAAAAATTAAAAAAGTAGTTGACTTTTTCTAAGTCGCGACTTATACTTAAGTCATAAAGAACGAAAGGAAGTAATCAGATGAAGAAAGCAAAGTTAACAAGAAAAGACATCATGGGCAAGGTTGTAGTCCTGCCCCTCACGGTAGACACCTTCGCCGAAGGATATAAAGAAGTCGGCTATAATGCCGGCGTCTATGGCTGGAACTGGTCAGCCTATAAAAAGGATGGCGATGCTACCTGGTACATCCAGGGATACAGGAACTTTCCTAAAACAAATTAAAAAAAGCGCTTGACATTTGTCTAAGTCAAGACTTATGATAAATTCGAAACGGGAAGGAATTCCCGTCTGTACGGAACAGGCACCGTGCACTGATGAGATAGCCTTAGGAGGAAAATTAAAATGAAAGTGACGATCAAAAGAACGGTGTACAAGCAGTCCGGAATGGACTTAAAATTCTATTATGAAACTCAAAACGAGTTTCAGACTAACAAATACTCTTACGATGATCCAATCTTCGCAAGGGAAAATATTCTGAAAGATTTCAGAAGCAAGGAGCTGTTACGTGGTGACGATATGGTTTCAGAATTGGAACTATACCTTGACGGTGTGCTTGTTGCCGACGTTGAGCCATATTTTACGGTGGGCGATGAAACGTTCATCTCGTGGTTCGATTGCTGCTTAGCCAATGATGATATCACCATTGGCGAAACAACCATAACTAAAAAATTGAACATTGTTAATTGGTGCAGTATGTTAGAAGTTTTGAACTCTAACTACATCGAAACATTTTCAGAATAACAAAATTAAGGAGGAAAATTAAAATGAACATGAACAAGACAATCAAATATCTTCTTGAAAAGGAAATCGAACGCCACATCGTAGTTATCTACGATAATCAGGCAACGGTCGACAAGAAGCGAGCCGATGTTAAGCATGGCGCAATTCGTTTTTGGGAAGGCAAGCGAGTAACCGACAAACTGCCGCTCGCAGATCTCGGATGCACTGAGGATGAAGCACAGGCACTCATCGACCATGTCGCTTTAAATGCAACGTTTGGCATGAGTGAACATCCAGTAACTGAAGAATTTTAACAGTCGAAACGGGGTTCTGATGCCCCGTCTGTAGGACATGGCCACCCTGCACCGATGAGACAGGCCGAAATTTAAAACAGGCTTTAGGAGGTCTTCAACATGAAATATTACGCAATTAAAGTTAATAATGTAGTTCTTGGCGCGCACACATGGAATCAGTCTTGCGATTTATGGCAAGACATGGGCGAGAATGCAGGTAGCACGATGCACGTCAGCGAGGAAAACCGGGCTGATTGGGAAGATCTTGGCGGGGACAACATCAAGGAGCTTCTCGAAAACGCCTTGAAAGCTGGCTTCATTGATAACTTCGATATTGACGAAATCGGAGATGAAGAAGATGCAGAAAAAGAAGGTTATTGGCTTAGTCCGCATCCACATTTTGAATCAGTTTATGAAACAATGAGCGAAGAAGAAGCTGAGGAAAAATTAACGATCGATTCACAACTTCATATTGGAATTTCTGAAAGTGGCAACGTCTATGCTGAGCTTGAAGAAGAAGCTGTTTATTTAAAAGTCGGCGAGTACGTCTACAAAGATGATATGTTGACGGTCACGCTTAACCGTGCTTACTACTGGGGAGATGACCCGCTTCGTGTAGGCTGCATTTATGAACAGCTGCTTCTTTCCGAAATAAGTTCGATCCTGGACTACTGCAACTTTTTTGATTTTGACAACTACCGCATCGAAACTAGCGCAGTTGAACAGACGCTTGATTTTTACGATGAAAACGGGCACCACTTCGCAAGCCTAACTGATGCTGATGCATATGACCAAATGCGCTACAAACTTTTAGCCGGTGCTGATCCGGTTGCGGATCTTTGGGAATACACCGAAGATGAGGAGGAGGAAGACGATGATTAAATTATCAGGCTACCTGATGGCGGCAATCGTACTATGTATGTTGCTACCGTTCTTTAAAGATGAAGATTAAAAATAGCCCCTTATTGGGGTTATTTGTGTTTGAGGAGGATTATATGAAGCGAAAAAGAAAGCTGATTCCGCTTGAGCTGCAGAAGCAAGCGGATAAAATTCTGGACATTGTCCCCGAACTTCAGGGCGTGGATGACATAGACCATGCGGCGGACTTGATAAAAGAATATACAAATTTAAAAGAGAGCATGAACGCATACGCATACGCATACGCATACGTTATGTCTAACCATTGGCGCCAAACAAAACTCATCTATGAGTTTGATAAAACGCTTGTAGAAGAGTTGACCGCTCAAACTGATTTAGCGGTAGCAAGCGAAATGCTCAAGCGCCTGCCGTTTGAATGCGCATATATCATGACGCCGAACCTTTTTAGTTACAACGATCTGCCGGCCGATGGTTTTATGTGTCTGAAACGTCATGACGTGCTGCAGATCCTTTTTGTCGTTTATAACAAACAGGATGGCACAACAAGCGAAGGCTTGCTAGATATCCATTTAGACGCTAAAACACTTGAAGAAAGCGACAAACTCAGTGAAGAAACGGGCGTTAAACGGGGCTTGGTAAGTGAACATACACCGTCTACACGTAGCAGCAACGGAATCATACAGTTACTACTGTATTTATGCGCCGCCAATGCGGACATTAAAGAGCGCAGGCCAACCACGACGGCAAAGAAGACAAACAAAAAAGCGGACAAGCGCCCAGTCCGGCGCTGGGATGTTGGTGTACGTGTAGGCGCCACAATCAAGCGCAACCGCTCGCACGCTGCACAAACGCAGCGCAAAGGTGGCGACCATAAACAACACGCACGCCCACGCCCGCACCTACGCCGTGGCCACTGGTCGCATTTCTGGACGGGAAAACGAGACAGTGCGGACCGTGAGCGGGTTTTGAAGTGGATAGAACCCGTATATATTAACGCAGATAGCCCCGACGATCTGCCAACAACGATTCACAAAGTTAAATAAGGAGAGATAATCAATGAAAAAAACAAGTGAAGCACAACTTAAAGCAGTTCAGAAATACGATGCCAGCAACCCCGAACAAGTGTATTACAGAAAACAGAAATCGGCCGCCCGTGCTTTTGCACGCATGACCACAGCTAAAGCTGTTGAGGCAGTAGCTGCAGTCGGTGTTGACCGCTACCGGGAAGATCTGCAAGCGTTGAGGGATGCAATCGATGAAAAGTTAAAAGCTCTGTAATGCGTTTTAAGACGTTTTAAGCTCATCTGATAGTTTGCCCCCGTGCATTTTTAAGCACGTTACAGGCTTTTTTAGCGTGCTTGTTGGTTCTATATGGCTATTGTGCATCGCACACAAAATCTATTCTTCATGCCGATAATCGCCGTTTCTAAATCGACTTTTTACAAGCTCGTTAAGCCTATTTTCTAAAATCAGGAATTCAAAAAACGGAAAATTTTTGTGATTTTTTTTGCGTATATGACATTCCAAGAGAAATAAAAATAAAAAATAAAAAAAAGAATAAAACAAAAGTATAAAACTAATACTGATAATCGCCGTTTCTTATTGCAACATTCAGCGCCCAGGAGGAACCATTTTCTAAAATCAGGAATTCCAAAATTCAAAATTGGGAAATCTGAAATCCTAAAATTTAAAATCAGAAATCCTGAAAAAACAAAAAAACAAGGAAAATAAAAAACACGGTCCTTAAAACGGGCCGTGTTTTTTATCAATCAATCAAAACCCAATCAACCACTCACTCACTCAAAGACCAGTTTGACGAGGTTCCACTAATAACTTATAAAAAATAAAAAGAATTTTTGTGTTTTAAATTTTATTTAATTTAGTTATATTTTACCACACTCTCAAATCAAGATCACTCAATGCTGCTAAACGTTCTGCAAATTCTACGTATGCCGCAATTTTGAATTGTCTCGTTTGCGTAATCTCATAGCCGATTTCTTTTGCAATGTTGTAATCGGTCGTTCGTTTGAGCCGCAACGAGATAATCTGCTTATGTAGCGGCAAACACTTGAAATACGCTTCTTTTACTTGATTGAGAAATTCAGTGCCTTCTTCTTCCGATTCCAAAAAATCATGCGAAACTCCGGCTCTCGCTAGCAAAACGGGGTAATCTTCCCTCAGAAACACTTTTACTTGTCTTGCAGTTTTCGTTGCGTTGACTTTTTTTAGATTCAAAACGATTACCCCTTCCTTAAAACTTATTTGCCCGTACTGCCGAAACCGTTGTCTCCACGTGAGGTCTTACGGAACTTCTGTACTTTTTTCAGTGTTTCGTGAGAAACTGGAATGATCACCAATTGAGAAACCTTGTCCCCTGTCTGAAATTGATACGGGCGCTCGGAATGATTGTACAGTTTCACTCTGATTGAGCCCGTGTAGCCTTCGTCAATAAGCCCCGTTGACGTGATGCCGTGCTTAACGTTCAGTCCGCTTTTTGAAACTAATACTCCTGCAGTTCCTTGCGGGAGCTGCACATGAATCCCTGTATCGACCGTATAGCTTGAATGTGGTAAAACATTGAACGGAATTGGCGTCCTCAAGTCCATCCCTGCGTCTTCAGCATGTGCATATTCCGGTTTGAATGCTCCTTCATCCAACATATAATTCATTTTAACACGCTCCTTTTGTTGATTCTAATGATGTCTAAATATCCTTTTTCTTGCAATTCATGAAAGGACCACTCTCCAGCGATTTCAATGTTGCTTGTTGTGCCTTGGATATTCCCTTGACCATTTCGCTTATAGTATTTTGTGTTGCTGTACTTCAGCAAATATCTTTCTTCCGTATATATCACCGTCCCTTAATAAAAAACATGGCTTGTTTTAAGCCATGTTTTCGTCAATCAATCAGCCAATCACTCACTCAACCAATGACCAGCTTGACATAATCCATCTAACAAATTTTTTAAAAATTAAAAGGAATTTTTATAACTATATTTTACCATGCCCCCCAAACAAGATCACTCACTGCTCATCCATAAAAATAACCGTTTTGTGTTTGCGCCAATCACGTATTCTGCATCTGTTTTCTCTGAATGGGATTGTATTCTTTAACCCGTCCATCTGCCACACGTTCCATACAATTCTATTTGTGATGAGCCGCAACAGTATTTTGTCTGGGTCTTCTCCCCAACGATCTTTATAGTAGTCAACAAACGTAAGCAGCAAGTTGATACGAGCAATCAAAAGATTGTCGCCTTGGTACTCATAGCCGTATGACGATTCAAACGCCCTGATCGCCCATTCAACCCATTCTTTTCTTGTGCATGTGTTTTTGCCGATGGCTTTCAATTTGCGGTCAAGAAGCCCTGCCCTGTCTTTTAAAGGTATTGGTTCCCCCGTAACGGTATCGTATCTTTGCACAAGGAAAGGCGCTTCACCACACGTGATTTCCAGTACTCTCGAATCAACATATTCTTTCCACGTTTTCGTCTTGCTGCTTTTGTCGATATTGTCATTCATGCGGTTGCATACCCAAGTAGGCGTAAAGACTTCCGCTTTTTTCTTTGTCCTCGTCTTTTGCTCATCTAAAGATTTTTCAACCCTTGGCCTTATCATTTCACTGTGCAATAAGATGTCTTCTTCGCTCATAAATTCCGGATACGCGTCAGTGGCCCAGATTATGTTTTCGCCTGTCGTCTTGTCTTTCAAGAGAAGAGATAACATAGGCTTTATCAAGCCATCTTCAACGTTTATAAGTCTTCCGCTCACTGTTCTCTCCTAATTTCCCAGTCACCATGCACAAAAGTTTTTCCATTTTTCATATTTTGCGACAAAGTGCAACGGTACAAGCCTAAGGCACGTTCGGCGCTTGCCATAGTTTCATATTCTCTTTGCTCACCTGTCGTGTGATTGATGCATAATACCTTGACGTTGAGCCTTCTAACTTCGGGATGCATTTTGTGGTAGAACTCTCTCAAACCATACTTTTTAACTTTGACTTGGACCGTGGTTATGCCCAAACCCGTTGCCGCCACTATATCCATATAGGCGTACCCGTCCTCTATCATCTTTCTAAGCGCAAGTGGCCCGGGGTCTTTGCCTCTTTTACTATTCTTGTTGGTTTTCGTGCTTGATCGTTTTCGCTCTTCCAACAGCAATTGTGCCGCTTCATCTTCAGCATAATCTTCCAAGTGGTCAAACGCCTGCTTGCCGTATTTTTCTTCAATCCGGTTTACCGCTTCTACGAATTTCATTTTGCCGCCCCCTTTTTCCTTGCAAGCCTAAAGTCGCTCAGAACGCCCGTTATGACGTTTTAATGATGTCTTGCCAATCGTAACTCACGTCGGTTCTGATAATCGGCTCCAGTTTCTTAGTAGCTCCTGTAATTGTGGCTTTGAAGTCATGCGCTCTGATAACCACTACTTCGACCGGCAAACCATACACGCGGGCAAACATATTGAATTTAAGCTTGGCTTTTTTATCGATTGCATAATCGGAGAATCCGTTCTTAACGTCATACACGTGTTTAATGCTCCTGTCCTCGTTGTAAATCACGAAGTCGGCTTTGTACGCTGTTCTCTTTAAATTGACCACGCCTAAGCCTTCGTATTTATCCATCAGTACAAAGTTCTTTTGGCACTCAAACTTGTAGCCGCTTGGCTTGACGTAACGCTGATAGAACGTCGCTTCTTTTTGAGAATCAAAACGGTACCCGTCAAGCTCCACTTTCTTCGCAAAATGTGATTGCGCCTGTACTTTCAATCGTTATAGCCTCCCTTAATGATTGCTTCGATAACTACGCAAGCGCGCGCAAAAAGACAATTGCCATTCGCGACATCAGAAATTACATCTGACATCATCTTTGTTTTATCACCGTTTTCTGACTGTTTTATTTCGTTATAGTATTTCTGTTCACTTTCATTTAACTTCGGCAATTCGATTGTTTTGAATTCCTCTTTGCTTAGCCACAAGATCTCTCTTCCGTTATTAACCGCGTAAAATTTGTCCGTATAGCTATAGCCTAGTAGTTCTCCCAATGCTGTTTTAATCATCGCTATCTCCTCCGTCTTCAAACTCAATCAACCGTCTTAAATACTCGTTTGCCTTCAGTAAATCATCCATGCCATATTTATCTGGGTATCTCGTTAAATACTTAAAGACGTTGCCTCTTAAAAACCCTCTCACTTGTTCTTCAGGAATCAATCCTTCCTCGAAACGGTCGATTAAGTCTTTACCGTCTTCGCCTGTGTAACGTTGCGGATGGTCATATTCGTTTATGTTGAGTTTGAGTTCTCTCGGTCCGCATTCCACGAAACCTGCTTTTTTTAACTTTTCAATCGTTTCTTCTATTCCCTTGGCTTCTTCAGCCGCTCTTTTTTTCACTGCTTCTTCGCATTCCGGCACAAGCTTTGTTTCACGTTCTTCCATGCCATCTTCCACAAATTTGTGCTCTTTTAAAAATTCAAGCTCTGCTTTAACCATATTCATTAAGTCATTACACTGACTGTTTCTCCAGCCGTTTTGGAGAAGCAATGTATCACATACCCTTCTTTGAAGCCATTCGCAACCCTCCGGTAAGACGTTAGATTCTTCGGCCATGCTAACCATCGCTAAAATCCTGGCAAACATTTGCGTACTTATCGTGACCGTTTCTTCTACCATTTCTCCTATCATTCGTCATTCCTCCTTGCGTTCAGTTACCTGCACCTTTATGCGGTCATAGTTCTGCAATCCCCATGTTCTGATGTCTTCAAGCGTTAATGTTGTGTCGAGCGTGTGTGGGGCTTCTCCACTGTTACCGACAATCACCATAAGCTCCGTTGTGCCGTCTGGAAAATCCATAAGAACGTACCACGCTCTCATTGTATGCGGCACCCTTACCGCAAATCTTGTTTCAGTCATTGTTCATCACTCTTTTCTTTTTTCCAAAGAAGGTCGATTTCTTGAACACGGTCAGTATTGATAACTAGATCAGGGAGGTTCACCCTATCCATCGTGTCATACCAGATTAGTACGAACCCGTCTTCGACTTTATAGTCCTGCACGTCTACACATTTCAAATCGCCTTCGACTGCTCCGTGTGGAGTAGCACTCACTTGCTTGTAAAATATTCTAAAAAATACCATCACTCTTTGCCACTCTGCTTTTCCTGTTTTTTAATCATACAGCCAAGGAGTTCGTTTGCGTCGAGTAACGCGCAAATGCTGTCGTCAACCAACTTGTGTGCGTTTTCAACGGTCACTTCCCCCTGTTCACGCTTTGCAATGATAAGCTCAAGAGTCTTCTTCATGATTTTCATGCTCATGCAAAATTCGTACATTGCCTTTTCCTGTGGCGTTGCTTTACGCCATGTTTCTTCTTGATATTTCTTTCTGAATTCCTTAATCTTCATTTTTTCTCCCTCGCAATCTTAAGTCGTTCTGCCATCTTGGCTCTTTGCTCGTCAGAGTAATGGCGCTTCTTGCCGATCCGGACCGTATATGCGCTTTCGTCCAGATACCCATCGATCATAACCAGCGCCACGTCTCGGTAGCCCTTTTTGACAGGCTTGGACTCATCAAGCGCTGCTTCATACTTCCTTGCGTGTGCTGGGTAGTCAGTGCATATATGCCACGCTCGTTCCTTTGCATCCCAGGTAAGGACAGTTTCTTGCTCATCTATCGTCAGTGACGGATAGCTCTCAATTTTTTCGACTTTCATTTTCCTTCCTCCAGTTCCTTGTTCATACTCAAAACCATGTCTTGAAAATGATCACGCTCGTCAAGCAGAACTTCATAGTTGTGCTGAGCGCATTCAATCAATTCAATCAAATCCGCTTTCGTCATACGTTGTAGCATGCTTTTTTCATAAAGCACGCTTCCGCCATAACATGCGGTCCAATATCCATCTTTAAATTCTGCTTTCATTTTTTTGCCTTCCTTTCTTTTATCAGTTCTATCGTAATGTGCACAATTGCATAAATTACCGAAATGACAATAAATTGAATCCATTCTTCTCCGGTCACTTTTTTCCTTCACTCCTCGTCCATCAAAAATACCACTATTACAATCAAGATTGTGATTCCCACAAATGCAAGTGTCGCAACTACAATCTGCGGCAGAAAACGTTCAAAAAGCAGTGCCGCAAACACGCATATTGACCCTATCCACATAAAAACTTTGCACCAATCCATTTTTCATTTCCTTTTCAATCGTTTTCTTCCTCCCTAAGCAGATGGCCGGCTATGTTGTTAATGCTTGTGGTAGCCCAGTCTATTTGCGCAAAGGCATAGCAGAAATCTTTTGGCTGTGCCGCCACAGCCGTATGAATATCAGTGCGTTTTCCAAGGCCATAAATCAAGTGCCAGATTTTGCATTCCACCTCGATTACATATTTGTAATCATCGCCGATATTAAAATCCGTCACCCCAAAATCGCTCAATTCGATCATTCCATCCGGACAATTGTTCATACCGTCCATTCGCCGTGCATAGATGACAACATTGTTCCCACAAACATCGATGGATGATGTGGTTATACTGCACCACTCACCGTCTCCCAACGGCTCAATAGTCATGTTTTGGGTATATCCGCCCCCTTCTTCGATCAGAGCTTTCAGTTCAGCCACCAAATCATTTTTCATTCGTGTTCTCCCTTCGTTATCCCAGCAATGCTTTACACAGTGCCCAAATTGCTGCAAACCAAATGCTCAATGCAATCAATACCAGGCACCCACCGTTGACTTTTTTGAATTTCAATTAGATACCCCCCTTGATCATGTTTTCGACCGCTTTGCTGATGTTCCATTTCATCAGGATTTTGTACGGTTCACAAGGGGCAGTCAGTTCTTCACCAACTTTAAAAGCTCCGATGTTTCGACCACCAAAGAACAGATAGCTGCTGTCCGTTTCGACTATGCTAGCGTATTCGTGATTATAAACTTGTCTGATTATCATGCTATAGCCCCCTTACGTCTTTCAGCCCGTGCATATCGATACACTTTTCTTTCCGTTTCGGCAGCAATCGGCTTACGATTTTCTCGCTATAGATTTTGCCAAGCTCTGCCGGAGTGTTGTTTGTAGTGATAATCGTTGTCTTATTCGTTCTTGCGTTAGAAATCCGATACATTAGGTCGTACATGTCGGTTCTGATTTCTTTCACTCGGCCACCGCTTTCCGTGCCTAAATCATCAAGCAGAAGCACGTCACAGTCATATGCCCCTTGCTCCACTTTGGCAATCTCTCTTTGAGCATCCTTGAAATCGTATGAACGGTTTAACTTTGATACAAGCTCCGTTGTCGAAATCACCATTGCACTTTTGCCAGTTCTTCTCAAAGCAGTGATCATCGCAATCGCAAGTGATGTTTTTCCGACTCCAGCACCGCCAAGAAGCACAACGTTGAAGTTATCGGTTTTGAGTCGGTCGCTTAACGTTTTGGCTTGAATCGCCACTTGTTTTGCGAGTTCTTGGTTTTCTTGTTTAGAATAATTCCAATCGGAAAAAGAGAATTTGACCTCTTTGTTGCCCGACCACAGGCTCTTGCCCCATGTTTTCGGGGTCATGATCTGCTTTAACGCTGCTTGGTTTGCTTCTTCAGCTTTCTTGTCAAGGAACGCCCTCTTTTCTTCGCTTGTCATCGCTTGAGTGTCTAGCCATGCTTGATAAGCGGCCTTGCATTCCTTCGGCGGCGCTTTTATAGCGCCTAAAACATCACTTACGCTTTTCATTTCTTTTCCCTCCTAGTCATCGGCGAAGTATCCGTATGTTTCGTTAAACTTACGGTCTTCTTCAGCCTGTTCTGTCAACGTCTTCTTTTGTTGTCCTTGTCTTCCGTGTTCTTTTTCCAGTGCTTCTACATCAGCTAGTGTCTGTGGGTTTCTGTCTTCCCAATTCAACAGGACTTTAGAGACAAATCTCCAGTTTCTGACATTCTTTTCAAGAGCTATCTGCATAGCTTTGATCATTATTTCGACAGGCTCTTTTGATTTTTGCTTCCAATCGTCATACGTCTGTCTGATGTCATCGTAAAGATAGCTGCTAAGCATCCCAAAATTATCTTGATAGAATTGAGTTACCTTGGCGAAGCCGCCGCCGTCAGTTGTTTGTTCTGCTATGTTAACCAAATTAGTACCAACGACTACGTCTGTGTTTACATCTGTATTTATATTTGTGTTTATATATGGTATTGGTGTCACATTTTGGTGAAATGTCATTTCACATTTTGCGTTATTCGTGTCACATTTTGGTGAAATGTCATTTTGCATTGATGTTGTATCGATTTCACATTTTTGTGAAATGCGGTAGCCCTTGGCGGTTATCGTATACCACTTTGTACGATCAAAAGGGAGCTTGTTGTAATTCCCTGTTTCAATCAGCCCGTCGTTTTCTAGTTTTTTAAGAGCCGTTTCGATTTGACGTTTTGACAGATACGGAAAAAGCGTTGTGAATGCTTGCATGCTATTAAACGTCCAATACTTGCCATCGTGTTCGTTTGCTCCGTTAGCTTTGTTATGCTCGACCCAAAAAGAAATGTTAGTGAACAAGACTGCAGCGTTGACGCCACACTTCTTGGCAACCTCAACCGAGAAACTGTGTTGTAACATACGCATCCCCCCTTTTTAAAGGTAGTTTCTTCCGTATCGCTTGATAAAGTCTTCTTTGCTCTTACCGTAATAATCAATCCATGCCCGTTCGCCTGCTTTTTTCAGCTTCAAGTCAAAGTCACGATTAAAATGCACTCCGTAATTCGTCATGTTGTGCATCTCTGGCGTAAGGAAAACCACTAGACCATCTTCAATCGATAGCCTTCTGTTTCCCGTTCCGAAAAATATTTCGTGCCGGCAAAGTCCGGGTTCTCGACAATTCCGCCAAAACGGGTAATTGTCATTCATAATGCAAAATTCCATTCAATCACACCCTTCGATAAAATGTAGCTGCTCTCTTTCGCTTTTCGTCAAGGTCGCTATGCTCTGTTCGTTGCATTCGCTGACCAATCCGTCAAGCAAGATGGAAAACTCTTTAGAATTCATTTCAGAACTCCCCTTATACACCTTGTAGTGAGTAAATTCCTTGTTGTTTATAACCCCGTGCCCTATAGGCTCGTAATATCTGAAATACCCTTTTACATCAATGCTTGACAGTACGCTGACAACTTCATATTGCCCATATCTTTGTAACATCATGAAGTGCAGCTTTTGGTTATCAAACCTGAGAACGTTTGCCAGCTGATTGAGCAAAGACCAGTAATAGGCGTTTGCGGTCAATGATCGCTTAGGTTTCAATTCCTTTATTTCAAATTTCTTGGTTGTGTCTTGCTCGAACAGCCATTCGATGATAGTCTTTGCATTTCCTATCATTTTCCTACCCTCCCACCCCGTTTATTCTTAGAACGGTAAATCGTTCTCGTCAAAGCCATATTGTGCATTTTGTGCATTATTCTGGCTAAAATTGCCATTATTGGGCGAGTTTGACGTATTCTGTTGCTGATATCCCCCATTATTTTGATAACCGTTGTTTTGATAACCGTTTCCGTTGTTTTGATAACCGTTATTTTGGTCACCACTCGATCTTGAGTTTAGGAATTGAACGCTTGCCACGGATATGTCTGTCGTGTAAACCTTCCGACCATCTTTGCCGGTGTAGCTCCCTGTCCGGATGCACCCCGTCACCCCGACCATCTCGCCTCTATGAACGTAATTGGCGAGGTTTTCGGCGGTTTTACCGTATGCTACACAATTTGGGAAGTCTGCCCCATTATCCTGCCCGTCTTTTTTGGGGCGGTCGATCGCCACGGAGAAGCGTCCTACTGCCAACCCTGATTGCGTGTATCTCAAATCAACATCTTTGGTCAAACGACCAATTAAATTAACGCTGTTCATGTTTTTGTCCTCCTAGTTCTTCTTTCATGATTGTAATTTCTGCTTTGCGTTTCACTTCTTCGCTCCAGCTTTGATAGTTAGCAAAGCGTTTGTTTTCAAGAATTTCTTTCTTGATCAAAGCCATAACACCCTTTTGGCTCTTGCTCAGCTGTTGGCACGTACTAGCCATTGTTTGTTTCCATTCTGTGAGTACCTGTTCGCTTACTTGCTGTTGACTGCTATACGACATCTGATGATAGTTTTGGCTAGCTTGGTTGCCGTCATCGTCAACGTCGCTTGATATACCCATAAACCCGGCTAGTTGATACCGTTTAGCATAGGTTATCAACGAGCCGATATCTTGTGGTGTGGCTTTTCCCCCGGGCAGTAAGCTTAACCATTCGGTTGTCATTGTGCCGCCGTCTTCATGTGTGAGCGTGGTTCTGACTGACGGCAGGCCGTTAATTGTTGCAACTTCTTGCACAAACGATAAACCCGTCCCGTTCATCGCTTCATCTACCGTTTTGATAACGCCCTCAAGTGTTACGTATGAACTTTCAAAATACGGGTTTTCCCCGTCTTTAACCGGCTGCTTGATGTTTTTCCTGAATAAGCTAAGCGCCTTGTACAAGGCTTTTGCTTCGTCGTTTTCCATATGCATCCCTCCTACTCAATAACTGTCTCTCTATTGCTTGCCTTGACCACTTCTATGCCGTTAGCAACACAGAACCGAGCGACATCATTAAGTTGCCCCATGGTTCCCTTGAGCGTAAACGTGACAAGCTGCAGCTCTTGCTTGATTTCGCCGTTTTTATCGACCAAGCGCCCGTCTCCAATATCCGTCATAGCAGCTTTTTGTTCTGCTACTTCGGCTTGTTTGGCTTGCTTAAAGCGGTCAGCCATATTTTCTCTGTCGATTAAATCAGCTTCAATTTTGTTTGAGACGTCGATATATGACATCCCGTTTTCGTGCATTTCAATGTATGGAGCTGGAGCAAGACCGCTCTTCATGCACTTTTTTCCGATTTCATAACGTTCTTTGCACAAGTTGGCGAGTACCTTCATCTGTTCGCCAATTTCCTGCACGATTGTCTTCTGTGGCGTTGATTTTAACAACCACTTGTCTGCGATAGGCAGATCTTCAGGCTTGACGCCATAATTAGGCGCCATTTCTTCGATGAGCGCTTGTACCTTCTGCTTGCGCTCTTCCTTTTGCGTTTCCTCGAACCCGTCAATGGTCAACTTGAGTTCCTGTGACGCACTGTCGCAATCACCTTCAAGCGCTCTGAGTGTTGTCTCGAAGAGTTCAAACGGTGCGTTCCACGCTCTCTTGTATTTCTTTCTGACATCTCCGATTGCCTTTTTAAGCTTGTTGACCTCAGCACGTGATGCCTTTGTTGCTTTAATGCTTTCATCAGTGGCAACCAGGCCTTTTGTTTGCTCAAGCTTGTCAGCGACCAACTTCTTCAGTTCTTCTGCTTGTGGAAAATCGATTGTGCCAGGCTTGAAGTTGACTGACAATTTTTCTAGCACTGTTAAATCATTCATTTCTATTTCTCCTTTAATATTCTTTCTTAGATTCGTCCTCAAGGACCTTTACGATAAATTTCAAAGCCTGGATCATCGTTTCAAGCTCACAGTCACCGCCAAGGGTAACTTCAACCCCACATCCATCGCCAAACACGTAATCGTTGTACCGATCAGTATAGCTATGGACTTCCATGTCCGTGCTTGCTGCATTTTGAATGCGAAAATAGGTGCGACCACCATGGCCGGTATCACCGCCACGATAGCCAGTAGTCCCGACTTCAACCTCTAGAATGTTGCAGCTTTCAACTTCTCTGCTGTAGGTCGTGATTTTGGTCCCATCTTCTAATGTTCTTGAATTCTTTTTGATTTTGTACATGTGTTTCTTCTCCTAAATTTGTGTTATAATATAAATGCTTCTTTTGAAAGTTTTCCTTGTACGGAACATTTTCATTTTTACCGTCCCTATCCCAGGGGCGGTTTTTTTAATACCTAAGTTTATTCAGTTCTTCAAACATTTCCCATAACTTTTGCCTTACTGGTTCCCATTTCTGTCAGTCCTGATTAACCAGCTCGTCCATGGCCCAAAGCAAGCTATGCGGTTTCTTGGCTTGCTTCAGGAAGGCCTTCACGATTTGTTCCGGGTCCTCCGATGGTTCGACAAGACGGGGATTACCGGTCTTAGGGTCTACCATCAAGCAGAATTCCTTCTTGTATTCCATCTCACTCACCTCCTTTCTCATCTTCACACCCCCACAAACACCCAATAGCCCCTATCATCAGCCCTACTACCACGTGCCCGTAGACGGCTCCAACGATAATGCCCAGGATGCACAGCAGCAACGGGCAAGTGCTATTTGCTAACACGTTCATTTTTTGTTCCTCCTTTTCTTCCTTACGTTTTCAATTTCTTTAATTTTCTGAAGCACCCTTTCAAGCACTTCAGCCCCATATGTTTCTCGAGCTCCGTCTATCAACATTTTGGCAACTTCACCACAACCACGAGCATCCATCTCCAGAGCGTTGAACGCTACCATATAGGCCAGCAGCTCGTTTTTTTGCGACAGGGGTGCCGTCAAGAATAGCAGCAGCGACTCCCTTAGTGCTTTCCGTTTTCCACTCAGCGCCCATAGCAATGGCCATCAACAACCCCAGGGTGCTGACGGGCACCATGACGGCCTTTTCTTTTCCTATTTCCACGCTTTTCATCTCCTTATCTTGGTAACTTCGCCCGCCAGTCAATCCGCTGGCGGTTTTCTTCCATCCATTGTTTAGCCTTCAATATCAATTAGCCGTGCTTTTCCTAATATGTGGATCTAGCATCCTAATTCGGTATTGCTCTGATCGATATCTCAAGTATGCTTGCCAACGCTCTTCAATGATGTATGTCATTTTACGACCGTCTTGGACTATCGCATCCCGATACTCTGGATTAGCAATACAATCTCGCTTACGCTCTGCAAATGCTGATTTTTCTAATCCGTAGTCTTTCATGATTTCCTGTGGTGTTTTCCA